ACCGCAATACTGTATTCAGTGTACAATCTGCCTGTAACTACAGCACATGTAGTACCATAACAGGCTGTAGAATAACATATCCCGATTATGATACGAAACAGAAGGTTGCCATCGGGGCACAAGTATGTAATCAATGTTCCAATCTAGGATGTAACTGTACGGGTTAAAGGAGTTTATAGCGCCATAACTAGATGCCACCTCCGGATAAGACAAAAGAGGATAGGCTGAAAGAAACAATACGTATACTGAAACAACTGGTTGAACTCGGCTATTCAGATGCCGATATTGGCTACAAGGATGTAAAATCTATTATGACTACCTGGGTAAATGATGGAAAGGGTGTCGCCACGAAGGTATATTTTACACGCCAAGGACGTATCGCAGACATTTCATTACCCAAACGTGCCGATAAAACGGCGACTCTACATCTGAAGGTGGATAAAGAGTTGCTAAAGGAGGCGGAGGCGGAGGCGCTATAAATCATAAGATAGTCTCTCCCCCTTTTTCAGAATGACCTCGGCCCGAGCCTCACAAAAAACAGAGGGGGCCTTGTACGAGGCCATAAATAGGGGTAATAAAGACACCTTCTTTTTCGGAGATATTTTGGATAAACTCGTGAACCCCTTTGAAAATCGCTACGAACGTATACCACCTACCATCAGCGAACTACGGCGTATACCCCCTCTGAATGGGGCAGAGTTCGGTCGTAGTTGCGAGTTTGAATTTGAAATCGCAGGAGACATCTTTCACGAACCCACTATTTTGATTGACCTTCCTTCTTGGTTTCCCCCTACAGAGGCCGCCCTAAACAGAAAAATCGCATGTGTAGATGCGGTGAATCTCGGTCCAGATGGACAACCCCTCGTATACGGATACACCAACGGCATCGCATATTTCTTATTCAAGAAAATACAGATTTTTCAGGATAAACTCCTCCTAAAGGAAATATCGGGTGATGCCCTATTTGCATCTCGGGCTACCAGAGGTACATTGAACTCGGCCTATATGGAGAACGAACTAGCAGGGTGGCACGACGGCCACTATTATTCTATCGCGGCGAATGCGACCCCGCGTCGTCTTCGCCTTGAACTCCCCTTTTTAGGAGACCTTCGCGGATTTCCCAGCATTGCCATGAGAAGTCAATCATTTAAGTTACGTCTGGAACTTCGTACCCTAGAATCTATAGTGGAATCATCTGACCCCGCGGCGACAGAGGCACCCCAACCATGGAATCAAACATTTCGTGTAAATGGCCGAACATTCAAAGCTCTCCCCAGAAATCTGATTGCCTCTCCTACTCTTCAACTGGAAACACGGCATACATATACGGACGGCGAATCACAACTCGCCCTCCGCTCCAAACCGATTGAACTACTTTATTCCCGATTATATGAAAATACTGCCACATTCAGTGTACAGGATTATTCGCCCATCGTGAAAGGCGTGGCATCTGTTATTTCCAATCGCATTGACGCACAACACCCAGCCTCCAGACTCCTCTGGTTCATGCGTTCACACGCCGATTTAAAGGCTGGGCGGAGATGGAAGTTCGCGGCAGATAACTCTGGCCAGGAGTTTTACGTATCGCAAACACTTATTATAGCAGGAAGAGACCGCGAAACGACATTTACACCTTTTGTGTGGAATACTCTGACACACCACGCAAAAGAGGATAGGGATTGTGGTCCTGGAATTGGAGAAATGAAATGGGATTTAGGAGATATACGCGGCCGAACATATCCTGTAGAAAGACAGACAGAAGGTATTATAAACTTCACTACCGCCGACCGCCCAACACTACAGACATCTTTGGCGGCCATACCGACGATGACAACTGGCCCTACCGATATGACAGTGTTGGTGGATACTTGGATGCTCTATACTATTGAGCATAATAGAGGAGTCTTGAAATATGGAAACTAAACCCCATAATCTGTATGTTTGCCCTCAATATCACTGAAAGATGCCCGTTGACGCCCGACCCTTCGTAGAGTGGCATACCATTCACTCACAGGCTGTAGGGGTCTCCAGGCAACATCCAAGGCATAGTTCCAGGGCTGATGAGTAGCCTTTAATAGAGGGAGGGCGTCCTCCCATACACGAATAAGAGTATCATACATTTTGGCATGTACTACATATCCTGAGGTTGTCCCTCCAAATAGGACTTTTTGTAGAACATCATTGTGCGGGGTAGCCTTATTTACATTGTAACCAATCATAATGACATCATAACTTTGGCTCATAGCCGCAGTCATGATGGACCAGAACTCTTCTTTGGAAAGGAGAAACTCAAAATCGTCTTCCAGAACGAGTACATTGGGAAGGCCTCGGCGCTTAGCCTCTTTCAGTATCTCTAAGTGCGAGGCACTACACCCTATATAGCCAGGATTCCACTGAATAGCAGGGAATCTCTCAAATGATATGTCCATTCGGTTCAACTCGGATTCAATCTCCTGCCGCCTATCTGTACGATGCGCAAGATTTATATAAAAGACGGCGCCGAATAGTTCACTCATATATATATCCCTATTGGTGCGGGTTTATATCGGTAAAAAATTGAACTAACCCCTACTGGCAAAAAGTCCCTAAAATGAACGCCGTCTACATTGTCGTTGAAAACGGGGAGCCGTATAAGATTGCCTATAGCTCTTTCGCCAGCGCGGCAGCCGCTGCGAAAGAAAAACACAAGGAGGCCGTGGAAGAGCAGATGCGAGAGGCAGATGGTGGACCTATTTGTTCAGATCTGGATGTACCAGAAGATATGCTTACTGGCAAGACATACTTGTATGTTGAAAAGGAGATTCATATTTATATTCATAAACTCCCTGTCTTATCTTTCTAGCCCCCGCTACGGGTCTAAACCAAAAACCAGACTCTTAAACAAGAGGATGTCAGGAAGTGTCGCAACTACCCTTGGTTCTGAATCCGTGGCGGCAGTGAGTCCCTATGTCCAAGGTCTACTGGACCGTATGAGGGAGGCAGGTGTTGATACAACTGGTTCAGCCCCTACAGATCTAGAAAAGGTGAGAAATGTACTAGGTATGGGAAATCTATATATAGGTTCGCAATATCCTAGAGGTGTTGGGCTCGCAGGCATTGGCCCACAAGCCTATAATATAGACCCCGGTTCTGGAATAATGCCTACACGTTCCACAAACTACTTTGGTGGTAGTAGTGCTATCAATACCGTAATAACAAAGGCCGAGGCAGAGGGTATCAAAACGTCCACTACTCCAGGCCAAACCTATGATGCCCCTATAAAGTTGGAGCCCAAGGCTATGGGCCCCATTACCACCCTTCTGGATTTAACAAGGCGTGACCAACAAGAAAATGACCTTTTTCCTATTAGCAGTGAAATAACATGGTTCGCACGTGATACGGAACGCCGTATAGTATCCTTTGTACCCGCCATTCAAGAAATCTCCCTACGCGGCCCTGCGGCCTTTGGCCAACGCTTTTCATTTGATATAGGTTCTGTATCTGTAGGCGATATTCTTCTCGGCACGACCCTACAGATTAATCTCGGACATTGGCTAGACCAGCAAACACAGAATGCATATGAAGCGGGATTTTTAACATATAACGAAATTCCCACGGCCTGGGAATATGCGAATAGTCTCGGGACAAGTATTATTGAGCGCGCAGAACTGGAAATGGACGGTCAGACAGTGGAAACCATTGATGGCGATTTTATCTATGTTTTCAGTACTCTGTTCGCAGATTACAATACGCAGTTTGGCATAGCCTATGACCATCTCGGCATACTTCCTAAACGACGTCTAACCAGTGCCACACGTCTCCCCAGTACATTTCCTGTAGAGGGTGGCACGCTGAACTGTCTCCTCCCTTTTTGGTTCATGCGTACAAAGTTACAGGAGGGCCTGCCTATGATAGCAATAAAAGACGGCTCCGTGAAGATTCATATTACCCTACGACCCTTCGCCGAATGTGTGCGTCAAATGCGAGGATATAGAGATAGTTGCGATGCCACCCCTCTCTCTACTGTAACGAACTTCACATATAACGCATGTAACTGGACATATGATTCTGTGGCAAAAACGGGCTACTGGGATTTACCTCCGAAGTTTGAAATACAAGAGAGCATAGGTATTATTATATATAAATGGGATGGTATTGAATGGACCTCATTCAATGGATATAGATGGGTGCCAATGTTATACCCCGCGAACTATACAACAGAAGCCGGACCTTTCATTTGGTCCTCTGCCACTTACGGGGCAGATGTGGCACCCCCCTCATTCAAATCTGTACAACTTCTTACCTACGGTGCGATAGTGGATGGTGAACTCAGGCGACGCATGCTACGCAACCCATTTGACATTATACACAGAGAACTACAGACATTTTCCTTTGATGAGCCTCTCAAATACGCAGTAGGGTGGAATGGGACAGATAATAGGATTCGTATTCAGCTCCCCCTGGAGTCAAATCACCCCGTAGAAGAAATCATCTGGTTCGTTCGCAGAAAAGACGCGAGAAATAATAATGATTGGACGAACTATTCTTCTATCACAGAAAGGGACTGGGTATCCAATCCCTATGAGCAGACTAGTTACGCGGCGAAACAACCTCTTCTTCAAACCGCCGAAATACAGGTGAATGGCCAAACGCTCTGTAAGGCAGACGAACAATATTATAGACAACATATCGCGGCGGCGCATCGTGGAGGCTTCACGGCATATTCACGCTTTGTATATGGCTATTCTTTCGCAGAACGCCCTGGAGAACACCAGCCGAGTGGTTCGCTGAATGCGAGTCGTGTAGATTCTCTGCGACTGATTTTAGAGGTTGACGCCCCAGAAGAAGGTACATGGGAAGTGAAAGTCTTTTGTCTCGCCTTGAACTGGACCCGCTTTGAGAATGGTCTGTCAAGCCCTATGTATATGGATTAATCTTGGCGTCTACGCCGTGTACGTCGCCGCAACTTCTTAAAAATCTCGTCAAAAGAGTTCGTAGAATAGCCGTATTGAAAGAGCATACTCGCCGCAGGAATCTTCACGCGCTTATGTAACTCTGGGTCTGTAATACCCGCCCAATGTATGGGGTAAAAATATTTCATAGGATATATATGTATATCTTTATATTTGGATTTCAACTCCATATATTTTTGAGTAACATAGAGGGGGCCCACTTCTTTCCAGGCCTCCCCGTCGGCCCCATTCTCTTGAATGTTATCTGTAATACCATCCAAGAGTTCCTTTAAAAACGGATGCCCCTTTTCCGCCCCTATTAGCCCATTTGCCACCAACTTCTTCTGGGCCAAGCCGAGTTCCCGTGTTCTCTTTGCGTTGATATTTTCCCAGCCAAAAAAGACATTTGCCTCGTTTTTCTTGATAAATGTGTCAAACTTCTCTGGCCGCATAATCACCGTGTCGGCGTCAATATATACACCACCGTACTTATATAAGACGGCCAGTCGGAGTATATCGGCCTTTCCTGCTAATGATTCATAGCCCTTGAACACCTTTGCGAGTTCTTTCTTCATGAGCGAAGAAGAAATCGCATCCTCCGTCCATATCATGTATTTATAGCCATATTCGGCCGCGAAATCTTCTACCGTTTTCATCCATTCCACGGGCCGCGGATTTTTTCCGAGCCATATTTGATGTATAACATGTTCAATCCCCATCTATTTAATGCCAGTATAAAATTGATACCGCCCTTTGCATGTATAGCAGGTAACAATGGAGCCGAATACTTGGACACAAACCGCCCATGTGGTATTCCCTCAATCCCCGCTAATCTTCCAGACGATTCGGCAACGCCCTGTAGCACCCCGCCTATTCAATGAGGATGTACTCGGCATTACTCTACACGATGGCACAATCATCTTCTGGTACAATGATGGAATGGTGGTGGAAATCGCCACGAACGGCGTGAAAACCCTGTGGTATACGAAGCCAACTCTTTCCACGGCTATTAAGTGGGGCAACGAAAAACCCAACAGTTTCTATCAGTTTTACGCGGATGGGAGTGTAATGCTGAAGATAAATGAAAGTACCCTCTACTGGTCCAGGCCCTTTTACGCCGAGCCCCTAGAAGGAGAAGAGTTCGTAACTTCTGAGGCACCACAGAATATGGATGAGAACATGGAAATGGATGAAGATCGTATGAGCCCGTATGATTTAGACTACGACTCTCCGTGAAATAACGGTTCCGTGAAATACCGAAAGTGAATCGGTATTTCAAGTGACGTATCTTAAATATTAAAGTTAGGTACAGTGTACCTAACTTTAATATTTAACGGTTCACTTAAATATATGTATTATATTGATAAGTATAATGAAAATCATCACCGCGGTGGTGAATAACCCACTTTTTATTGAAATCCAGTATTATACATTTAAAAAATATTACCAAGGCGAATATGAGTTTATTGTCTTCAATGACTGCAAAGATTTTCCTGATTTTACAAATGGAAACGATATTACCATAAAGTCTCAAATAGAAGAGGTATGTAGTAAATTAAGTATAAAATGTATAAATATACCGAATGAACAACATAAATATGTTATGAATCCTTCGGATAGAACAGCCGATTCAATGAACTATATGCTACAATATCAAATAGAAAATCCTGATAAATATTTACAGGTGGATAGTGACATGTTTTTGGTGGACTATTTTAATATAGATAAATACGCGGGGTACGACTGCGCAGTTGTATTACAATCAAGGAATGACACTAAAATCAAGTATATGTGGAATGGATTGTATTACTTTGATATGACAAGAATGAAAAATATTGATTTGTTAAACTGGAATATGTGTGCTTGGTGTGATGTAGGCGGAATGACACAGGAATGGTTAAAAAAACAAATGGAAAACAAGCCTATACCAAATGTGGATGATATACGTCATACAGATACTTCGTATCATACAAATGGTATTTATTATATAAAACATCTATGCTCTTGTTCTTGGGACAAAAGCGAACTACCAGCAAACTTAGAGGTTAATGAAAAGTTGAATGAATTTTTAAGAAATGATATAAGAAATGAAAATGGAAAGTTTTTTTGTGAGATTTATGATAATGTTTTTTTACATTATAGGGCTGGTGGAAACTGGCGGAGAGAGGGTTTAGACGTACATAAAATATTATCTCAAAAGATAAAGGACTGTTTAATAAACGACATGCCACAACCGTAAAATCAGCATTTGAAATATCAAAGCACGTAAAAGAGATGGTGGCATCATTGCTACGAGTTATATATGGAGGTATACAGGACGCAGAAATCATATGTCAAAAGGGCAAACCAAATATCAAGTTTTTTATACGGGTGTTTATTCGGCCAGGCCGATTCACGACACAGTGGGTTCGTCTTGATTTTGATACACGTCCGACACTTGGAAATACGGCCACTATAACTCTTCCGAGAAAGGGACAACTCATATCACGTCTCTATCTCGTAACGACCATGCCAGACATTTCTACAAGTCAACTCGCCGCACAAAAATGGTGTAAAGATAACCGAAAGACATTCGCAGGTCCGATGTTCGGATGGACGAACTCTGTAGGCCACGCTCTTCTTCAACAGGCCACTATTACTATCGGTGGTACGCGCGTAGAACAGATTGACGGACGACTTCTGGAGGTCATAGATGATTTTACAACACCGCTTGAAAAGGTGTCTTTGATGGATAAACTTCTTCCCAGAAAAAGTACTGGTTTTACGCCTGGTTGGGCATACTCCCCCGAACCTTCCGCCCCCTCATTCGGCGGAGATTCCATCACTCGGGCCACCACGCCACTCCCTTTT